TGAGATTATTGACTATGCTGTAGAATTTGATTTTGTTAAAAAAGGAGGAGCATGGTTTACTTATGGAGAAAACAAGTTTCAAGGAATGGATAAAATGAAAGACTACCTTGAAGAAAACTATGAAGAGCTGCTAGATTTAGAACAAAGAGTTATAAATAAACTTAATGGTGTAGAAGTAGAAGAGATTGAAGTGGAAGCAGAAGAAGTTATTGAAAATAATGTTGAACAAGTAAAAACAGTAGAGAATGAATATTAATGATTATCAAAACAAAGCAGCACGTACTTGTGCTAAAATAGATGGAGCAATATTAGATGATTTGCATATGGTGTTAGGTATGCAAACAGAAGCTGCAGAAATAGCTGATGTGTATAAAAAACATATTGCTTATAAAAAAGAATTAGATTTAGTTAATGTAAAAGAAGAGATTGGTGATCTTATGTGGTATATTGCTAACTTATGTAATATGAATAGTTGGGATCTTAGAGAAATCTTAGACACAAACATTTCTAAACTAGAAGCTCGTTATCCAGAGAAGTTTACAGAAGAGCAAGCTATTAATAGAAACCTTGTAGCTGAAAGAGAAATACTAGAAGGTCCTTCTCTCACACAACACATAAATTTTGAATTAGATAACCAATCTACAACATAATGAAATGTAAGGTATGTGGAAAAAATGCAGAAAGTGAGTATTGCTTCCAACATAAACCTAGAAAACCATTAAAACAAAGTGGGATAAAGCCATCACTAATTACTAAAAAGAAAGTTAGTGATGGAAAATCCCATCAAATGAAACAGTTTTTTATGGACTTCTGGAAGAATAATAAACAACACAATTGTGAAGTTTGTAGCAAACATTTAGGAAACGAACCTCGTACATATATGTTTGATCATGTTCTTGAGAAATCAAAATATCCTGAATTAGCTTTTGTGGAAGAAAATATTATGTATCTTTGTCTTAAATGTCATGATGAAAAGTCTAGAGGGCATTACTCTGAAGTAACAACTAAGAGAATAGAATACTTAAAAGCTAAATATGACAAATAAAATACCTAATACAGAAAAAAGACAACCTAAAGGAGATATAACTTATAAAGTTACACTTTCTGAGGAACAAAAAGCAGTTAAACAAAACTGTTATAATTACAAAGTAAATGTAATTACTGGTGATGCAGGTACTTCTAAAACTTTTATAGCTTCTCAAATAGCCTTAGATATGTTATTTAAAAGACAAATTGATAGAATTACTATTATGAGACCTACTGTATCTACAGAAGATATAGGATTTTTACCAGGAACAGCTAAAGAAAAAATGGAAGGATGGCTTTTACCTGTTATAGAAAACTTTAAAACTATATATGATAAAGTAAAAATAGAAAAACTATTGGCAGAAGAAACTATAAGAATTTTACCATTACAATTTTGTCAAGGAATTACTTTTTTTAATGAATTAACTATTCTTGATGAGGCTCAAAATTGTACTAAAGAACAACTAAACATGGTTATGACAAGAGTTGGTAAAGGAAGTGTGTTATTAATAACTGGAGATTCTAGACAAATACAATTAAAAACAAAATCTCAATCAGGATTTCCTTCTTTATTAGCATTAAATGGTAAAACCAACTTAATTGGTTATAATACATTAACTGAAAATTATAGAGATCCTGTTGTTAAAGAAATTTTAGAACTTTATAACTTATAAAAAATGATTTATTTTATTAAAGCTGGAGATTTTATAAAGATTGGGTATACTAAAAATGATTCAACTTTTAAAGTTAGGCTACAAACTTATTCTACTTCTAATCCTTATGATATAGAAGTAATAAATATAATAGAAGGAAATGTTGATTTAGAAAAAAATATATTAAACTATTTTGTTAAATATCATTGTAAAGGAGAATGGTTTTATTTTAACGAAGAAATAATTAAATATGCTAAAGTTCCTTTTGAACTACCTATTTCTAAGTTTAAAAAACCTTTAAAAGAAGGTAATAAAATAATAAATGAAAACTTTGATAAAATTATTACTGAGTATAAAAATGGGATGTCTTTACAAAAAATATCAGAAAAATTTAATATTAATAGAAGTAGATTAATTAAACATATTCCAGAAGAGATAAAAAGAACTAAAAATGAGTGGTTTAAATTAAATGACAAAAGATTAAATAATAGAAATAGAGAAATTATTTGTCACGAAAATAATCAAACCTATATAAGTATTTCAGAAGCAAGTAGACAATTAAACATAAACAAAGTAAGTATACGAAGAGTTTGTATAGGAAAATATAAACAAGCAGGAGGATTTACTTTTAATTTTACAAACAATAACTAAAACTAAATAATTATGATTAAAAATTTTTTATTATGCTTACTAGAAATGAATAGTGAAACTATTTATGGAAAAACAGGTAAAAAAGCGCAATTAAGTGGTATATATAGATCTGAAAAAGAATATGTAGCCCTAACAAAAGGAGAAACTTTTCCTCCAAGTATTAATTCACAATGGATATTAGTAGTAAACGTTTAAATAAACAGTAATTATGCAAAACCAATTTTTTTACACAGCCACAATTGGCGAGAAGCAATATAAAGCTTCATTGAACATTAATAAAGTTATTAGAACATTAGAAAATGATGAGGGTGAACTTATTGTTATTCTCGATGATTTTAATGAAAGAGTTACACAACAACCAGACATTGATCTTAAAACTAATAAAATGAAAGGATATAAGAATGTACGTGAAACTGTACAATCAGAAATTCTATTAAATGTATTAGATGCTGAGAGATTTATTAACTTATTTGAATTAAAATAATGGGAAAGTTACTAGGAAATCGCATCTACTTAGAGATGCCAAAGAAAGAAGAGAGTAAAGTTATTGTAGATGAAAATACAAAAGAAGCTTTACAAAAAGAACTCCTTAAAAAAATGAGTAGATTAACTGTACATACAGTTGGTTCAGGTATTAGTGATCCTGATTTAGTTAAAGGAGTGCAAGTGTTAGTTGATCCAGCTGCTTTAAGAGATAAAGCATTAGTTATTCCTTTGTCAGATGATGAAGAGGTAATGCTAGTGAGTCCTTTTGATATAATAATGATTTGGGATTAATTAAAAATTATATGATTGATATATTAACAGAAGAAGTTAAACTCCACATATCTAATATATCTAATATATTAGACAGTATTGGAGAAAGAGTAGAAGGTAATTTGATATGTGATATATCATCTGACAATTTTACAGACGTTGTAAATGAAAGTAAAATAAAAAATTTACTCACACTATCTAAAAATAAATCAAAAATATGTGAAATAGGTGTTAATGCTGGCCATAGTTTATTACTTATGGTCAGCAATAATCCTAAAGCAGAATATTTGGTTTTTGATTTAGGTGGACATGCTTATACTAAACCTTGTGTAGAGTATATTAAAAATTCTTATCCTTCTACAAAAATAACAGAAATATATGGGGATAGTAATGTAACATTAAAACAATACATAGAGTCTAATAAGTTACATACATTTGATTTAATACATATTGATGGTGGTCACGAAACTTCCACTGTTGAAAATGACTTCACTCACACACAAGAACTGCTTACAAAAGATGGAATTGTTATTTTTGATGATTATAACTTTAATAATATACGTACAGTGATTGATAGTTATGTAGAGAAAGGAGTTATATTTGAGTATACAGAAGATGTAGTTAAAACTGATTTACATTTTATATATAAATTAAATGATAGAAAATAATATACATCAAATTTGGGTAGGAAATAATAAAATACCAAAACATATAAAAGACTATGTGACTCAAGTAAAAGAAAGTCATAAAGATTTTAACTACTATTTTTGGACTGATGATAATTTACCTGAACTACCAGAAAATCTTAAAAAGATATATGATAGTTATGATGAACCAGCAATCAAAGCAGACTTATTACGAATGTATGTAGTTTATAAACTTGGTGGTATATATTTAGATGCTGATTTTAAAACAATAAAAGGGTTTTATTCAAATGTTATACCATATAACAATTGTGATGGTTTTATTGTTTATAATGATTCTTATAAAATGACTGCATTAGCTAATACTATTTTTGGTTTTAAAAAAGATAATGCATTTTTAGGATATATGATTGATAATATAACACAAGAAAAACAATGGATTGGTCCAAATTGGTGGAGTCAAATAATTTGTAAATATTTTGATCTTAATCCTAATAAGTCTACAGTAGAAGAGCTTGTAGAAAAATTAAATAATATTAATTTAAAAGTAGTACACTGGAAAGATATAGAGAATAATTGTTTTAGACATGAAGCATTAGCATCTTGGATACCGGGTTCTACATGGAATAATAAACTAAAAACTGGAAATTATGATTAGTGTATTAACTCTCACTTATAAAAGACATCACTTATTAGAAGAAGCTATACAATCTTTTCTTAGTCAAAATGTTTTAAAAGACTCTGAGATGGTTATTATTAATGATAACCCAGATGTAGAATATGTGTTTGATCACCCTATGGTTAAAATCATTAACTACAAGAATAGATTTAAATCTATCTCTGAGAAATTAAAATGGGGATACAGACAATGTAAATATGATTATATATACAGACTAGATGATGATGATTTACTTACACCCTGGGCTCTTAAAAACGTTCAGATTGATATAGAAATTAATCCTGGATATGATATATATAGAAGCGAAGCAATGTATTTTTTTGTTAATAATGTCTTTGAAAAAGAATCAAGTAATATTAACAATGGAAATGTATACACTAAAGAATATTTAGACAGAATAGAATGGCCAGATAAAAGTGGAAATGAAGATGCTGATATAACATTTCATCATAATGCTAAGATATATGAATCAAAGCTTAAACACACAATGATATACAGGTGGGGCATGGGAACATTTCATATATCAGGAATGGGTGTACAGTCTAATGAAACTATATTAAACCAAGCAGATAAAGTGTTAGATGATAGAAAAGGAGTTGTACATCTCAATCCTCATTTTGATAATGATTATTATGGACAAATAAAAAGCCTCAATTAATTTTTGAGGCTTTCTTTTTTATTTACTAAGACGTTTTTGTTTCATTGGCTGCATAGGAGCTGTTCTTATAGCTTTATCATCCATACTCTTCATTTTAGAGAATGGTTTATCCTTCTTTGGAATTCCCACTTTAGGAGCCATTCTAGGCTTTCCACTCTTCTTAGCTTTACCAGCTGTCATTGATTTACTTGCACCCATATTTGCACTTGGTCATTTTACCACCAGATTTTAAAGCCATTTTACCTGCAGCTTTAGGTACTCCTTTTAAAAATCCTTTTAAAGTTCTTCTTTGAACAGCACTAGTAGGTGCAGAAGTATCACTACCACCTTTAAATTTCATTTTATAATTTCCATCTTCAGAAACATATTTACCTTCACTAATCTTACGAGCATTTTTACCCATAGGTTGAAATGTACCATCTTGTGCTTTCTTAACAGTCATTCCTTTCTTAGCTATAACACCACGTCCTTTAAGGATGTCTGCTTTTGTAATCTTTCCATCTTTGTTTAAATCAGGAAATGATTTACCATTTTTAGCTTTTGGAGATTTTCCACCAGCTTTAAATACTGGACGCATGTTTTTCATTTCTGTAGCATCTTTAAGATTCTTTTTTTCTTTTGCTGTAGGAACATATTTCTTTTCAGCTTTTTTAACTTTAGGTTTAGGTTGTAACATGATTATATATTTTTATAGGGTTTAACAATTCCATTTCTTCAAAGCTAGTGCTTTTCTTGTAGGTTTACCATTAGGTTTTTTCATAGGACCTTTTACTCCTGACATTCTTGCACAAAAAGAACGTTTTCTAGGACCTCCTTTAGGTTGAGGTGGTTTTAAATTACTACCTGTAGCTCTATTATATTTAGCTCTTCCTTTAGCTGTAAGTCCACCAGCTTTAGATTTTTCTCCTCTACCAATAGAAAGAGAAACAGATTTTTTAGCCATTATTTCTTAGATTTAGCTTTAATTTTCTTTTCTTGTTTTAACATAGCAGCTGTAGGTTTTCTTCCAGATCCTCTGTTCTTACGGATATTATCCCACAATCCCCTTCTTGAATAACTACCATCAGCTCTTTTAATTAAACCTCCATTCTTTTTCTTTTTAAAATCAGATTTAGATTCTTTAGCTGCAGATTTACTTATTCCACATTTAGTAGATTTAAAGTTAGGATCGTTTGTATCACATGTAGGAGCATCAGGTTTTCTTTTATCTTTTTCCTGTTGAGCTTGTACTTCAGCTCTAGTCATTCCTCTAGCAGCTGCATTTCTATTAAGAATAGAATCTCTTGCTCTAATGTTTTTTTCTTTAACTGCTTGTTGAGCAGCTCTCTTCTGCATATATGGAGATAGTGTACTTCCATCTTGAGATTTCTTAACAACACCACCAGATTTTAGTGTACTTCCTTTAAACTGTCCTTTCTTTTTAATAAGAGGACCATTAGGAACAGGAGTAATTTTTTTCATCACTATTTACCTTTACGAGATTTACCCATTGCTTTGAATGTCTTTGCAAGATTATATCTCTTGCTTCCTGGAGGACAAGTTTTACTACCAAATTTAGGCCCAGTACAAGGTTTATCCTTTCGCATATTCTTAGTAGCTTTCTGTATCCACTTTTTATCAGTAGCCATGCTTATTTCTTTTTAACAGACATTCCTTTTTTAGCCATTTTTGTAGCACCAAGTTGTTTGTCTTTAGTTAATGAAGCTTTTCCTTTAGCACCAGCTAATGCTTTCTTTTGAACTTTAGTCCAAGCACCTCCAACATCTGTACCTTTATCTCTTTTAGTAGAGGCTTTAAGTCCAGATAAAGAACCACCGTTCTTCATTTTCTTTTTAACAGCACCACCAGTTTTTCTGCTGGGAACATCTGCAGCACTTTTTCCAAAAATTCTACCTACATTAGGTAAAGCTTGATATATTTTTTCTGCTGTAGAAGATTTATTCATATAATTTTTTAACTGCTTTACTTGATCTTCATTTAGAGTGCCAAGTTCATTCATTATAGGTCCTGATTTTTTTACATAACTTTTATCTACAGGACCCATGCCTCTTTTTTGATGAGCTAATGCACTCAATTGTGCTTCACTCATTTTACGAGGTTTAGCTGTTGTACCTGATTGTGCCTTTTTAATAGGTCTTTTCATTGTTGCCATAGCGTTTAAATGTTATATTGGGTTTAACGATTATATTTTATAGGAGTATTATTCTTTCTTTGTTCAGAAAGTTTTTCATATAATTTTTTATATCCTGTATGTTTTATACAGTCAGCAATAGATTCATATATTATATTAGTATCTGTATCTATTACTTTTTTACTTACAGGAGTAGGTTTACCAAACCAAGCATTTCTAGTTCCTGTTGAAGTGAGTCTTAATTTTTCTCTAGTTTCTTGAGAAGGTGATTTACCTTTTTTAACATCACTCATCTTTTGTATTGTTTCTTTTGAATGATTTTTTCCAAACCAATAACCTTTTTCACCTTTCTGTCTTTCAGACATTTTTAATATGTATTCTTTTGATCTTTTTATACCAGGAACTCCTTCTCCTCCATCAGTAAAATTTATAAGAGTTCCTTTTCCTAAATCTTTTCTACCATATAGTTTTATAAACTCTTTTTCTTTTTGACAGGCTTCTTCCCAAGTTAAGTTATCTAACATTATTTCTACTTCATAAGAAGTTTTATTTATAATATTTTTCCAATAGATACTTCTATTAGCTTTTATTTTAGATCTTTTATAATCTTCATCATTACCAATTCCAATATAAAATGGTTCATTTTTATCAAGCCTTATGTGTCTATAAATGTATGCCATTATTTTTCAATATGTCTTCCAAATGTAACATTTGATTTAACCTTTATATCACGATGACAAAATTGCCAAAGTTCTCCTGTTTGATTAATTATTATTGTATAGATGGTGTCTGTCTCATACCCATAATCAGTAATAAACATGATTGATCCCTCTCCCCTAGGTGTTATAACATCTATTCTATTCTTTGGTTCGTATATTCTCATAGAGAAGAGCTTTTGTTTGAAAACAGCTGTTATTCGTCTCCCAACAGCTTCATTAATTACAAGTCTTTAGAATTGTGTTCTTCTATAGCTTCTTTAACAATGTCTAGTTCAACACCTCTAGCCATTGCTGCTTCAATAGCAGCGTTAGCTTGTTGAGCTAAAAGAATTTTTGCAGCTTCTTCTGTATTAAGAATAGCTCTTAGTGTGTTTAACACTAATCCAAATTCTCTACCAGAGAGTTCAAACTTGTCTTCAGGTCCCCAAGAGTATCTCTTGTTTGGATCATACTGTGCCATAATGTAAATTGGTTTTAAAATTAAATGTAAATGTAATAAATTATATATTAATTCTCTAAATTTATTTCAAATGTTATTATTGAGGAAGTTTTTATACTCTTACTCATATCAACTCTTAATTGAAACATGTTACAGAATTTTAATATTTCTTCTATTAACATGTTATTATATTTAGGTACACTTGCTGCTATCCTAAAGTGATAGGAAATAGGTTTCTTAGTTATTTCTACAGAGCATAATTCATCTACTGAATCTACTATTGCAATTATATGTTGAAAAAAAACTTCGTCATTATCTAAAATTACAGAAGGAAAATGTCTAAAGTTAGTATAACACATCTTTAAAATATTTAAAATTTGTAGTATTTTCTTTAGCTCTATTTAATCTATAAACTAATTCTCCTTTTTTAAAATCATTTAATCGTTCTGCTTCAGCAATAGAACCAAATATTTCTTTTGTTATTATATTAATAACTTTCACAGATGTTGAATTTAAATTCCCTGTTTTACCAAACATACCATTATTTATTCCTTTATTAGATAATCCTATTTTTAATTTTTTAGAATCTGAACAAGGTCTTTTCAATGCTTTTATTACTTTAATTTTATGTTCTGGTGACAAAGGAATTCCTTTTAATTTTAAACTTAGTTTTTGTCTGACTTCTAAACTTATTTCTTTTCCTTTATGTTTATTTCCTATTCTTTTTTTAGTTTCTTCAGAATGTTTGTAACCATTTATTTTCCTAGTTTCTAACGCTTTTATAACTGATTCTGCAGATATAACTCTTCCCTTTAAAGAGTCGCTCATTTTTTTAATAGACTCTTCAGACATTTTACCATTGCTTCCTGGATATCTAATGTTTAACATTTTACTTCCTAAATCTTTATAGTATTTCCACCAATAAATTTCTCTAGAATTTAAATATTCTTGAGAAATATCTAAATCCAATGTTTCTATAATTTCAATTATATGATTATCATAACCATATTTTTTTAAAGAATTGTATATTTTAACTTGTTCTTTACAAGACAATCTTTTATAGACACTTTTTCTTTTTGTCCAATTCCAAGATTGCCCTATATAGATTTTGTTACTAGGACTTGTTATTTTATATATAACAGGATTTTTCATACATTATGACAATGTTAATAAATAACGTGTTTTAGCTGCTTCTCCAGATAGAGAATCTGCTAGATTACATACATCATGAAAAGAATTCTTTTCTCCATATTGTTTTAACTGAGAAGCAAAAGCTAATAAATCAGAAACACATTGAGAAGCTGTACAATTTGTTAAAGCTTCAATTTTATATGGAGTGGGCCTTTTATTTGTATAGCCCATAATCTTTTCAATAAGTCCATCTTTAAAATCATGTACATAGTCATACAATGCTCCAGTAGCTTGATGCTCTGCGTAACTAGTTGTTTGCCAATGTATCAAATGAAGTTGTTCGTGGAAATAAGTAAGTTTTGCAGCTATAGACTCTAAAGATAGGTCTACAGCTGCTTTACTTATCATTTCTTGTGGAAATAAAGAATTCATAATTATGGAGCTGGGGTTGTTGTAGTTGTTGTTGTAGGTGCTACAGTAGTGGTAGTTGTAGTAACAGGAACTGTAGTGGTAGTAGTAGTTGTAGGATTACAACACTCATATCCAACAATTTCTT